TCTGGGTTAAACTACAATCAGTATCAAATAAAGTTTTATTACAGGACTCCTGCCAAATATCCCTCGGAACTTGAATGTTTAAAGAATCAAGAACTGATTTGCAGGTTAAAACTAATTCTCTTCTATCAAATTCAGGATCCCCTGTTCCTACGAAACGAATAATCTCCATATCAGAAGCATAAGATTCATTCCAAAGGATCCTCTTTATAACAACTTTAATAAGATTCAATGTATTATTTTGAACCTTATCATAGAAATCCCCAGATATATTTCCAAGATGAATTTCAACTTCATCAACCTCCATATCAATATGTGAAGAAATTGGGCTTCTTGATATAACCACCGCTGAATAAGTATCATCACCTGCATTCCAAATCAAATCTTTACTGTGACTTGTATACCTAAACACAGTTCCACAAGCAAAAGTAAAATCGTAAATCTCAGCAATCTTTAGCTCAGGTTCTGCAATAGCATCTATAAAATTTTGATTCGGAGAAAGCATTAGCTGATATCCTCTACTATAATTAAATCTTGACCTTCCCAAAATCCAATCTGATGTTGTATATCAACATGAACATCTGAAAATAATCTTACTGGAAAATAGAATTTAAAATCAGCAGTAACCACTTCACCAGTATTCGGAGTATGTCCTGTCCAAGTAATAAGACCAGTAGTATCGTCTAAAGTAAAATCAACTCCCTCTGTTTTTGGGGTTCCATCAATACTTATTGTTGGAGGATATTCAGAAGATGGTTGTATCTTTGTTCTATTTTCAGTCCACTCCTCGTCTTCACTTTTATAATAAGTTTGTTGAAGTTGAGTAGTTAAATCCCCAGTCGTTAATGTAAAATCCCAATCAGTAAAAGTAACAATATCATCATCAAGATCATGATATAGAAAAGTCAATGCTTGTCCTTTTGCCCTTAAAGAAATTTCAATCAACTTATCTCTTGCAGCCTCATCCATCCATAACCAATTTATAGGCCAAGTCCTTATTGGTCGTTCTAAAATTTGGTTCCTTTGTTCCTTTCCATTATCATAAGCAATAACATCTGTTCTCCAATTCCATGATTTTCGTAGAGGAGCTTGTTCGTCAAAATGCCCATAAGAAGCATCCTTTACAAAATTATTTATCACTATTGCTGAAATCACCATTAGCGGTTTCTCCTAATAGCATTATTTTCTCTACTTGCAACTTGTTGTCCACTGGCAATTTGTCTCCTCATATCCTTAAAGAGTTTTGCTAAGCTTCTACCATCAATAGCACTCATATGAAAATTATTAACAACAGTTCCGCCTCCAGATTCTTCTCCTGCTCCACGTTTTAATTCTGCAACATTATCTTTGCTCAAAATAACTTCCCCTCTTTGAGCTATCATAGCAAACTCATCATCCGCTAATCCTTGATGAAATCTTGGTGCTCCTACAAACGTACTGGCAGGAACAACTCTTGTATTTGAAATGCTTCCAACCATCCCTCCCCCATGACCTACTCCACCAGCAACTGAAGCACCAGCATTTATATTAGCCGCTATGATCATCTGTGCAGCAGCAGCTTCCATAATTCCTGCAGCAGTTGTCATTGTTCCACCAGCAGTTTGATTTATCGCAGACGCTGCTTGTACTACTAAACCAGTCGCCTGATCCATAAGAGAATTAGCTTGGTTTACTAATGATGTTCCTTGTCCTGTAATAGCTGCTGCTTGATTTGTTAATGCTGCTGATTCATTTACTAAAGCAGCTTCTTGTTCCATAAGAGCATTTGCAGTATCTTGTCCTCCATCTGCTGCTGCTTCACCAAGACCAAAAGCAGCTCCAGTCATTGCAGCAACTTGAGAACGTATCAATTGATTAACAACTTCTTTAGCAATAGAATCAAGGATTGCTCTGAAATCTACTTCACCTTGCCATAGCATATCAGTTATACCTTGGCTCAATCTATCAAGTCCACTTGTAAATGCATCTGCGATATTCTCGCTAACATTTTTAGCACCATCCACCCATTCCTGAAGCTTCTTATCAAATGCTTCAGTATCAAATAATCCTTCAGGCTTTTCCCCAAAGCCTTCTGGAAGAGGAGGGCCAACAAATTCGGTTTCTATTCTTCCGGCTTCTGCTTCTCCTCGTGTACTAAGACTTTCTAAAACACGTTCCAATTGAGCAATTTCTAAGGTCAATCGATTTATAATTGATTTTCTTGCTGGTGCTTGTATCCACTTATCAACAAAGTTCAGTTTATCAAAATCTTCTTTAAGAAGTTTCAACTCATCTAATTTCTGCTTTAATTGTTTTTGAATTACCTCTATTTGACGAGTAATTATTCTACCTTTAAAAGTCTGCTCTAAAGTGGTAGCAATTTCATCCCATATCTTTTTATGTTTTTTCAATAACTCATTTGACTCAATCAACTTACCATTAAGTCTTATAAACTCTGCTCGCAACTTATTATAACGAAAAGCCAACTGAGTAATTCTGGCTATTAAGATAACAAACAAAGCAACGATAGGATGGAAAACAACAAATTGCATAAAAGCATTTAATAAAAAAGTCCAAGCAGCAGCGACAGCAATTACAGCACCTTTCATAAATAAAACTAATTTAATAAGAGCTCCAATCACAATCAAAGCTGGTCCTATTATTGCAGCAGCAGCAGCAATACCAATCACCCATTCTTTAGTTATTTTATCAAGCTCCTTCCAACTTATAATAAGTTTCTTAATTTTCTCATTAAGCTTCGTAATGTGTGGAGCTAATATTGTACCAATCTCTATACCTACAGCCACAATCTGATTCTTAAGAATTTTCATTTGGGAGCTAAAAGATTTCATTTGCTTCTCAGAAACCTCTCTTGTAATACCTCCCATATCTTCTAATTGTATTTTATACTTTGCTATGGCATCTCCCATTCCAAGCAAGGGTAAAATTGCTTGTTGGGAACGAGCTTGAAATCCAAGCATATCAAGAGTAGCAATCTTTTGTCTTGTTGACATAGCACCTAAAGCATTAGATAAATCTCCAACAATGTTGCTCATTGGCTTCAATGCACCTGTTGAATCAAAAATATTTATGTTTAATCTTTTCCAAGCAGTACGATTATCCATAAATCCTTTTGTCATTAACCGGAGCATCCTACTAAACAGATTTCCAGCATTCTGAGCTTTGATTCCTTGGTCAGCAAAAGCAGCTAATACAGCAACTCCTTCTTCAAGCTCTATACCATAGGCTTTCATCGCAGGACCAGCCTGAGAAGTTAATGCTAAAGAAAATTGTTCAGTAGTAGCATTCGCTAAAGTGTTAGCTCCAACTAAGACATCTGTAACTCTGGTCATATTTACTAAGTTCTGCTGAGCATCTTTGACTGTTAATCCCAAAGCACTCTGAGCATCAGTTGCTAAGTCAGTAGCAGTTGCCATGTCAAAAGCTCCTGCAATAGCAAACTGATTTACTGCCCCAAGAGCAGCCATAGATTGAGCAGCATCTAATCCCGCAGATGCTAAGAAGAAATATGATTTAGCTAAATCTTTTGCTGAGGTTACACTTTGTTCAGACATCGTTAAAGCAAGACTTTCCATTTCTTGCCTAATGACTGGAGTAATCCCGCTCATAATTGCAAGAGATTTAGTCATAGCATCATCAAAATTAGCAAACGCTTTTGTTGAAGCAGTACCCATAGCAACCAAAGGGACAGTAACTCTTAAAGAAAGTTGAGTCCCAATCTGTGTCATCCTTTGAGCAGTGAACTTCATTTTTGCTTCAGCAGTTTTTAACATTGCTAAATACTGAGAAGCGTCCATTCTAAGATGAACTAACAAATTTCCTAAATCTAAAGTTTGTCCAGGCATTATTCTTTTATCCCTAATGCAGAGCCCATTATAGCCTTGTCTCTTTTAGTTGCTTCTTCTTTGGTTAATTTCTTCTTTATTTTCTTTACAAATTTTATTATGAAATTATCTTCCTTGACTCGTCTTGGATCTTTAACCCAAGAACGTCGAATCTCAGCTTGTATAGCTGCTAATTGGTGATCAAGCTTTGACTCTTCAAATTTCTTTTCATCAAGATAAATAATCCAATCTAAAAATTCTGTAGAGGTTATTTCAGATTGGGTTCTTTGTACTGACATCCCAAGATGGGAAGCTATTCTGTGCCAGCTTCTTCGCTCCCCTCTGATTCGTTTTTTGCTGCTTCCATAGCTTTCTTATCAAGACCACTAAGTTTCAAAGCTTCAGTATGGAGAGCATTTACAACTTTAGAAGGTAATGCTCCTATAAACTCAGCACTCACAAGAGTATTATTATCATCATACAAACATAAAGCCAGGAAATCTTTTCCCGAGAAAGATTTAAACCCTTCACCAGGAATTCCTTTTACACCACCTTGAGCATCTACCTCAATTTTGATGTCAAAACTTGCATCATATTTTGCACGTTGATCTCCAGTCAACTCTCGAAGTTTATAATTTCTTTTTACGCCATCTTCACCAGCTAAAGTAAATGGCAACTCATTTAATACAGCACTAAATTCCAACATGATTTACCCTTTCCAAAAGTTTACCAAATTTGTTACGAATACGAAGGAGCAACTTCAGCACCAGCGTTATTCTGGTTAGAACATATAATAGTAATAGCTGCTGTTGGTTGCTCACCTTCAACCTGAGCATTTGGAGTCCATTCATCAATCCATCCCCAGAAAGTTAGAGTACTTGCATCTGGGAACGTGATAACAATAGATTGGTTAAGTCCTACTGTTGCTACCAATTCATCAAAAATTGCTGAATCAAAAGCAACAACAATAGAACTGTTAGTCAAAGTTTTTAAACTCTTTGGTTGCTTAGTTCTATATGCTGTGTTCCTCATAGAAGAAGTATCATTTTCACCACCAGCAGATATTCCAGGCGGAGTTACTTCTTTCTCCGCCATAAGAGTAGTGAGCAATACTCCACTTGCACTTGCTGAGAATTCGATGGTCGTGGAAAATCCATCAGTTTGAATTGCCATTATGCTGTCCTTTCAAATTAAGAAGTTATCTTTACCGTCATTCTAAAATTATGTGAAAACAATTGTCTTTTCTTAGTTCCTTTTTCTGTCCCCTCAGGAATCATAGGTTCTACTCTACTTACATTCTGAATTAGATATGTTTCTCCACTTACAACAACTGATTCATTTTGCACGGAGTCTAAATTAGTTGCTATTGCTTCAAGTTTTGCCCAGCCATCATTATGAGCACGACTCCTTATTTCTATTCTTATGCCAAAATGCTGGACAACAGTACCAACCATATATCGACCATCTTTTAATCCCGGAGTATTAAATATTGCTCCAGCATTTGTTTTACCACCAATCTCATCAGACATATAAGAAACATACAGAGGCCAACTATTACCATCACTTGGATCTGTAACTAATCCTTCAGCTATAAGATAAGCAGCTAAGATAGAAGCAGGTGAAATCAATAACACTATGCTATCCTTTTCATAGTTACAAGAAAATTAGATGTAAATAACTGTCGTTTCTTAGTTCCTCTTTCTGAACCTAATGAAGCTATTAGACCCGCTCTCTTAACGTTCTGAACTAAGTAATCTTCACCACCAGAAGTAACTGTTTCATTGATAACTGTATCCAGGTCTAAAGTTATTGCTTCAATTTTTTCCCATCCTTCAGTATAGTCTATATTTCTTATCTTTATTTGAATACCAAAATGCTGAATAACGGTTCCAATCATATATCGACCATCTTTTATCCCAACAGTATCATAGATTGCTCCTATATTTGAAGGGCTATCTGGCATACGAGATATATGAAGAGGCCAATCATTTCCATCTTCTGGATCAGTCATTAATCCTTGATCCACAAGATATTGAAATATAACATTAGCAGGAGTTATCAATAATGGATCTTGGGTTTCAAAGCCTCTTTCAAAATCAAAAAGACCACCAGTGACCGCCGGTATTGTTTTTGCTATTAAATTGAATCCCATTATATTAGTACCGTCATATCTCTATAATTAGAACCAGCACCAGGAGAACGAGTAATAGATTGTTCAAGAATAACTGTTGCCCCATCTTCAGCATCCAACAACTGTTGAACAGTAGCATCTGAAGATTTTACCCTCCAATTCCCTGCTATAAAAGCAGCAGCAATTTTCATTATCTTTTCCCATGTCCAACTACCTCCAACAGTGATTCCTGTTATAGCTTTCATAGCAGCTTCTAATTCAGCAGCATCCATCTCAGCAGTAGGAGCCTGAGCCAAAGCAGCAGAAGTGAATATATAATTATCACCTCCAGCATCTTCAACAGTATCTTCAAGTTTATCAGTAACTGCTTCTATTGCTGCTATACCAGTATTATCTGGGACAGTAGTATTCGCCCCATCTGTTCCACGCATAGAATCACCATCTATATTTGCTACATCTCCAGCAACTACTCCAAGAGTTGTTTCCATTGTATCTTGTTTTTCCGAAGTTGCTCTTGTGGAAATAGCAGCATCTAATTCAACATCATATTCATTAGCAGGTGCAAGACCACTTTGTATTTCTGCAACCGCATCAGCTTTAAGAGAATCAGCATCTATCGCATCAGTTGCTATGGCAGAAGAGTCAACTGCTCCAGCTGAAATAGTTTTAGTATTAACATCTAATGTCCCACTTAAATCTTGAGCATCTGTACTGATTAAACTTTTATTATCAGAACCTAATACCCAATTCTTTAATTTTATGCCCATAGTAGATGCAGTAACAACAGCAGCTTCTAATTGATGCCATATAGCAAGAATGCCAGCAGTCGATAAACTGAACCCAGTTTTATCTGAAACAGTTACAGAAGGAGTAGCATTATTAAGACTTGTCTTTTTCAAAGCACCAAAATCAATGTTATCTTCAGATACTATATTTACACCAGTATCAGTTATAGTGTCTAAATCAATTTGTGCTGCATCAACTTTCCCATCTGTCGTAGCATGAAGACCAGCAGCAATTCCAGCGGCATCTGGAACAGTAGTGTTAGGGAATACCTCAGCAGTTCCACTCCATTTAAAACCTTGAGGATCAGAACTTCCAAGAACCAATTGAGTAATGCCTTCAGCCTTATTTCCCTGATATATTGTGAAATCATATCTACCTGCTGCAATGCTTGGGAAGTCACCAAGAAACATACCACTTTCATCTCCGCTTTCAGTCAACGGAATATCATAATTATCAATATTGGCATCATCAAAAACTTCCCAAGTATCACCACCTGCAATATTAACCTTATATGTTCCTGAATCATCCTTGAAAACGCAAGCATATAAATTTGTTTCATCAGGCTGAAATTGTACTCTTATCTCATTTGCCATTTTTCTTCTTCACCTTTTTAGTAGAACTTCTTTTTCTTCTTTGTTGTTTTCTCTTAGCCTCTTGAATAATTTTATCTACCTCAACTACAGCACCCTTCAATTCTGCTATCTTTTCTATCAATTTGGCTTCTTCAATTTGATGCTTCTTGAGTTCACCATGCACATACTCCCCTTCTTCCATCAAGTGAGTTTTTCTTTCTTCTAAATAAGTAATCATATTACTCACTGGCAATTCCTAAGTCCGTAGGGCTGAAATTATCTTTATGCACTTTCGCCTCTTTTGAACGAACATGGCTCGCTATAAACTGAATTGTTCTCTTGGCACAAACCTTCTTAACAAGTTCCTTTGTTGTACCTACGAAAGTCTCATCTTCGTCATAATTTTCTCGAAAAACTTGACCAATCAACGGAACATGGGCATCTGGAATATCTATGCTAATCACTAATTTCATTTTTCACCTCTCACTAAAGTTTCCCGGCAACACTCATAGGCCGTTGGATAATGAATAAAACGCATTACCTTTTTCATTTTCAGTATTCTTTCCATAGCCCAACATATAGGACACCTATCAACAAAATTCTTTTTTAGCTTAATCAATTCACTTCTCAATAAATTCTTATCCGTGCAAGAAAATAATGAATGGGCAATCACTAACTTAGATTGTTTAGCTTTAATATGTCTGGTCTGACTGCGAATTGTAGCCATGAAAACACCATCAGTCGTGTATTGTAGTAACTCCTTGATAGTATCAGGGTCTTCCAGAACTACATCACTATCCATACCAATAAACAGTTCATCAGATTGGTAACTTAACGCTTCTATCCAATTCGCAAGAACATTCATTCTCCATAGCTTATGAGTCACTGGAGTGCTAATTGGAACGAGATTGCAGCATACAGATTGCCGTGTTATCCCACACAACACTCTGTTGTCAATTACTTCGCCGGGTTTTATAATTGTAAAAATCTTCATATCAACTATTATCACAAGATTCGTACACAGCTAAGTACAAGTTGCTTCCACTATCATTAACATTAACTTTAACCATTTTGACAACAGTCCAATCTATTCCATCGCAACTATGCCAAGGTCCTGCCGGAGGTTCGCCATCATCACCCAACTCATCAACAATAGTCGCTCGTGTTGTGCTTGCTTCAGTTCCCATAAAATCAAAAAAGGGTTCCTCAACAGTCGGCTGATCTAAAAGCAACTGTCCTCTCATCCGACCTCTACGAGTAGTTCCACACAACTCAAAGTGTGCCGCAGTAGCACCAGTCCCTCCACCCGATAACAAAAGGGCCATGCCAGAAGTTGCCGTAGATACAACATAAGAACCGGTATCACGATTCCATTGTATAAACATACTGTGATGACCAACAGGATAACTCGGAGTTCCTTTACCAACGATACGAAAACCTACATGTTCCCCCCCATCGCCAGTCCCTGCAAACATAGATAATCTGTTAAGTGTGTTCAGACTTTGCCCTTGAAGTCCTAACTCCGTAGCAACAGCAGTAGGTAAAAATTGATAATTCTGACTGGCTCCCAAAGCTAAAATCAATTCAGCAAAGGTGGGAGTCGCTGCTACTTTTACATCTTGATCTATGAAGGAATGATCCGCACCTGTATCAAGCCCAGAAAGATTTCCATGGTCAATGTCGGCTCCAAGGTTATGAGTATTAGCAATAGCATTATGATCTATATCATTTGTAAGATCATGAGTGTTAGTAAGCTGATCATGATCCACATCTCCATGAGCAAGTGATATAGTTCTATTAGCAACTATTGTTCCACCACCAGATAAGATTCCACCTGCAGAAATAGCAACCCCTGAATGAGCGATATGCTTATCAGCAACAAAGCCTGCAAACGAATCATGATGGTAAGATCTAACTAACATTATCTAATTCTTTTCAAAACTGTAGAATGAATAATTTTAAATATTTCATCCTTCTTTTCTCTTGCAGGCTGTTCTAAGAATTTTGCCTGTTTTCCTTGCTTGTGTCTTGCATCTAAATCCTCATGAACATGCACAGCATACTCAGTAGAATAAGAAATAACAACATCTATTTTCCCAAGATGAGTTTCTCCTACTTGTCTGGTATTAGCACTCGGTCGTAAAACATTCTTATCCACAGGAACAATTTTCATGCTTTCCCGTTGTAAGAATAGCCCACCTTTCATGAATCCAGCAGCAATAGCAGGATTTAAATTGGCATTGAACTTCGCCAAATTTAAAAGAACTTTAGTTACACCAGTTACTCGAGCAAGTTTAGCCATTATAGATATGCTGTCTTTAAGAATTCGCTTGCTTTAAAATTAGGAGTATCATCAAAACGTCTTATTTCCCAAGCACCTTCATTTTCTTTAATATCTACTGCATCAGTTATGTCAGCTAATACACCTCGCATCAAAATTCCACCAATCGGAGTATCCCGATCAGGATAAACAACAGCATTAGACATTTGAATTTCACCACTACTATCTAAGAATTCCTGGGTTACATTATCCCATCTACATCTTATCTGAACAGGAGAACCAACTACCTTTTGAGCAAAATTATCTACAGAAACAAAAGGCCAATAAACAGCATCCTGTTTTCTCATTCGCTTAATGACACTCATTGATTCATCTTCTCCCATACACGATCAAGCGTTTTCTTAATATCCGTCTGTCCTGAAGCCAGCGTATCAAAATGAACCTCATTTCTTTTTTGTACCTCTTTACAAACAGCATCAGATACTGTAGGATGCTCAGGATCTGTATGAACTTTAGTATCTGAAACATGAACATCCACTTTTCTATTTACATCTTTCATTGTCTTAAACGCCAAAGCGTAGACTCCTAATAAACCAGCAGTTAATGTTCCCAGCCATGAAAGAAAAATCGTAGTGTGTTCTATAATAGCTATCATAAGTTATCCCTATTCAATATCATCTTCTTCAGTACCTAACCAAGTCATACCAACTGTGTTACTCGTACCGTTTTTAATAGATTCATTCAACGCTGATAATCCACCATAATAATCCAAGGTCATAGCCATTTGACCATAATGAGAAGTAGATAATCCAAGATCCACTTTAGATTGCAATCTTTGTGAAACTGGTCCTGCTCTTTCTTCATCTGCACGAGGATCTCTAACTGTATAAAAATGAGCAGCAAGCCAAGTTTCAATTTGCTGAAGTTCGGCTGCTGTATAATCTTCATCTAAATCTGTACAGAATTTAGTGACTAAAGTATTAGCAGCAGCAATGAACGGAGTAAGAACTATTCCAGACTCTACTTCAATTATCGCTTCTACTAATGCATTTGTTGTTCTAATAGCCATAATTATGTTCCCACTATAATCTCTTGAACAGGTTCCCAAATTTCATCAAAGTTCCCGTCGTCGATAAAATCACCAGGATGATACTCGTTACTTGGCTCATCATCACCTATCAATTTCATTCTAATGCAAGGTTCTGCAAAGTTTTCAGAACAGAATAAACTGATTAAATCTTGGGTATTTTCCCCAAACGGACCATCATAAACTGCTTTGACTAATTCAATATAATCATTTTCATAAGGGCGATCTTTTACCTCATGTCTATAAGCTCTTAAAATTGCTAACTGTTCTAATGTTAATGGGTTTCTAATACATCTGATGCCCATCTTGCCTTTGTAAGTTGCAATACGAGCTTGCAACGGAACCAGCATTACACCTTTCTTAACAAATCCTGAACCGATATCAGCTACTGTACAAAGCAAAGTGGACTCGTGACATAAAACCATATCCCACTCTGGAGAAACAATTCCCATTCCAATATGAGACCACTCACTTCCCGAAGCAACTTTGATACCTGTAGATGCTAAACCTGTTCCAGAGAAAGCTATCATATCCCCAGTCTGGGCTTTTGGTCTATATTTGTTATATGTTAGCATTATTTCTTTTTCCTATTAGAAAATGCATTGCCTCCAACAAAAGTATTAGCCAATAAAGATGCTAAAGCAACCCATGTCACTGGATCTTTTTCGCGTCCTTTCAAAGATCGTATAGCTGCAATAGTATCTGTCTTAAGAACAACCATATCCCCAGTAGAAGATATAGTACCATTGATTTCCTCAGTCCTGGCATTCAATTCAGCGACAGCCTCAATGACTTTAGCATTAGCATCATGAACCAAAGCTGCTCCAGTACCCATCCCAGCAGCAAACTCTTCTCCGCAACCTGAGAAAACGAAAAGCCCAATCATTACCATAGTTATTAGCAATATCTGTTTCATGATCTTCCTTTCCAAAATTCTTTTGTACTAATTTTAGGGAATTCATTTAGAGCACTATCATTAGTTACATTGATAACCTTTACTTCAGGAAACTTTTTTCTAAGATCCCTTGCTACATACTTAAATCCTTCTAAGAACTTAGGATACACTTCTTCATTAGGAGCATCAAGATTGTTATCATGCCAATTAGATTTACCATACTTTGATAACTTTACATCAAAGCCAAGAAGATAAATTTTAGCAGCACCTAAAAGCAAAGCCAAATTTATAGCATTTGCTCCAGTACTAAAATTCCATCCTATAGAACCTTTATGAAGACCAATTGCTTCCCTGCAAATAAGCCATAGCCAAGGGACTCTGGATTTTTGTAACTTTGGACAACTTGTAAATACTATCCCTTCATAATTCCTAAGCCACTTTTCATGATGCTCAAACCACTTAGTATCACCGAACAAACAAATATCAGTCCCATGAACATAAGCATCATTACATCCAATAGTTCTTAGTGGTTTAAGGAGACCCCAATCAAATCCTTTCAGGGACTCCCCTCCACCAATAATAAATACCTCTTGGTCTTTCCACTTCTTTTCAACGATCCATCTTGGCATTACAAATTTTTCAAGAAGATCGAAGCTTGAGCTCTTGTGAAGATCCCATTCACTTCTATAAATCCATTTTTGGCAAATTGAAACTGGTCATCACCAACTTTCATAACTGTTAGCTCAGAACCTTTGGCTTCAGGAAAAGTCATAGTCATATCTATTCCTGAAGCCAGCTTCTTTACAGATGTTGCAGTTGCTTCTGTTGCAACAGTATCAGTGTCAGCCGCAATTGGGGCATCTACTGATTTAGGAATATTTGGCTGTGGAACTGGAGTTCCTGGTGATGGTTCCCCACCACCATCCAACACTTTAAATTTCCCTCTGAACATCTGACACAGATTGCGGTCAGTTTCAATGCGATCACCTTTGACATATCGCTTGCCATCTTGCTCGTGTGGAGCACCAATCAATTCAAATAACATAATTACCCTTTCCAATTAAGTAATGTTACAGTTACACAGTACCGTGAACAATCCCGGTATTGCTATTCTGATCCGCACGAAGCTGAGGAACGATAATAGACATAACTTTAAAGTTCTTGTAAAGTCCGCCTTCAGTATCCCACATCACTGTGACTATGTCCATGCCAATAACCAGCCGGACAACATCTGTAGTCTGCTGAACCAAGACAACATCAAAATTCGCCAGGAAATCAAGCGTACGAATATCGGTAATATCCGTCAACGCCATTATTCTTTCGCGGAGTGTCTTATCTGAGCTATCCTTAAAATCAGCATTAAGATACTGATCCCATTCTGTAGATACATACAAAACGTATGGACCAAAATGGAAAGCATCCTTTGCCTGTTTAATCATAGCCAAGACTTCCGTCAAGAACACTGTGCCATCATCAGATGTACCATCAGGCTGAGAGATGGTCTTAGTCAACCGATTTGGAAAATCGGTATAACCATAGATGACACCACCTCCATAGGTATACTGATCTGCAACAGTACTCACACCGAGCAGAAGCTTTTCGGTTTCCTCAGCTACTCTACGAGCAGCTAATTCAGCGGACGTGGTATCCAGGGGAGAACCACTCTTAGCCGCAGAAGCAAGTTGACGAGCAGAATAACCAAAATCCTTATGAACGATTGGCAAGGGCAAGAACCCAATTTCCCATACCGGACGATCATTAGCATTCTTCCGCAGTCCATCCATACTTACGGACGCCGGACCAATGTCACTCTGAGTTTCGGTTTCAAGAACCGTCGTGCCTAATCCATTAGGAATGCTGTATGTGAGTCCAGCACCTTGAAGATCCGCAACTGCTTTCAGCCGTTCCTTAGCAACCTTGACAACAACTGTATCAAGATGCTTCCAAGCATCTTTACGAAGAGTCGCTGTTGCATTACCTATAACACGCTGTTCCATCTGGGGAGTTCCATCCTGATTGAACTTCCCGTTGTGTACACTAATACAAGTGTACTGTCCACAATCACTGAGATATGGACGAAGACTGTGAGGGTTATACCCATTCGCTGCTAATTTATCAGCAACACCACCATGGGATTGCCCATTGAAAATGAAATCCATCATATCACCTTTCGTTTAAACCTTTTTACATTTACAAACTTACTAATGTCTCATAGAGACACAGATTACACAAGTCGAACGCTGGACCGAGTATCGCTTGAATTACTACCAGTCAAATCATTGGCTTCAGTAGCAACCCCAACAACCTTAGCAAGTGTGTCACCACTTTCAATATCAGTTGTTTCTTTGAGTTTACCATTTCCAGCACTCATGATCTTGTCACCAATAGCAATGTCTTGTGCATCTTCAATGAGCAGATTATACTCAGATCCAGGAGAGCCAACATAATACGTCACGATTGCTCCACTGGTATAAACAGTATCCGCATTAGCACCTTGAAGAGCATCTTCCGAAGCAATCAAAGTTTCATCACCAAGCACTCCACCTTCAGTCGTGTGCTTAATAACTTGCCCAGAGGAATTGAGTTTAATCAGCATTCCTGGATAAATGCCAGCCTCACCAGCTACAGCCTCTTCTTGAATGAAGGGACCTTTACTATGAACACGATTTGCCATTTTAGTTCACCTTTCGAAATAAACTATTCACATTTTCGTACAATTTGAACTACTTTACAACTACTTTGCTGAAGCAGTTACTACACCCGGGATAACCAAAGGTTCGCCGGTCACTATGATATTCTCAACAGGAGTACCACCTTGACCACCATAGTTGAACCGCTGAATTTGGCTATCAGCGGGTTTATCACCACCAGCCAACGCCAACATATTCTGAAGCTCTTCCAAATCCTTCTGCTGCAGATACTCAGGAGTAAAGTTGCACTTCTTATTTTCAACAAGAGCAGCAATTACTTTGGATTTGGTTTCGTTGTGCATCCTTACTGAGTTGGTCAAAACTTCTTGCATCTCAGCAGGAGCACCCTTAATGAAATCATCAACTGACTGATTTCCCGTTGCTTCGCCATCTGGCGTTTCCTTAGCTTCAGCAGCTTCAGCAGCCGGAGTCTCAGTGGCGTTTGCTTCAGCAGCATTGGCTTCCGCTGCCGGAGCTTCCTTTTCATTCCCAATAATCTTATTGAGAACGTCATCATCCATCGCCATCAAAACTTCGCGGTCAGCTTCTTCCCACTTAGTTTCTGCATTAGCGATGAGACCATCTACAATCTTCTTTTTGTCCATTGTTTGATCCCTTTCATTACCAATAACTTTACCATCTTTAGTTCTAAATTCAGTTACACGAACCACTTCAACTCTACTACCCACGAAGGTAGCAGAATCATCTGTTATCAAATAATTTTGTTTCCAAAGTTTTCCACCATCCTCATATATGAAAAACGTATCAAACACTTCGTCAATCCACAAATCATCATTTGTATTTCGAAGAAGCGATTGCAATAGCATGCGAACGTTGCTATGAGACATCTCGTTATCAATAAACTCAGTTATCCTGTTGCCCATAACACGAATCACTGTATCTGGATAACTTGAAACATAGCTTCTATGATCATCTGCCATAGAAGTTATATCTATGAACAACTTGTCTCCCGCTTCGTTCATCAAAAACCCTGCTCCGTCTTTCAGTGAACATGCACCCTTCATATCGGGTAACAAAGCTAAATGATCCGGCTGATAATTACGAGCAATACCTTTATACTCTTCGTTCTCCACTGGTTCTATTTCAACAAATAATCCTGTAGACAATTCCATTGGTTTATTGTTTTCTACTGCCTCCATAATACGGCTATCAACAGCATTTGCTCTGCTCTCTTCAAACCATGCTTCAGCTTTCAATGCAACCTTATCACCAACATTCTCAACACGAGCTTTCATTATTTTGCCGATCCCTTGTGTTGTTAATATATCTGGATCACATGCAGATTGACCTTGTCCAGGATGATAGACTACAACAGGTTTATTATTCCAAGCTGCTGGAAATGCACTCATATCCTTAGCCTCATAGAGTATAGGACCAGCAGTTCCACTAAGAACACCTTCCACCATCATAACCATTGGAGCAACTAAGTAATCACGCCCTTCCATCTTGTCATGACGGACTTTACCTGCAAAGTTGGCAACAATCTTTTGAAAACTCTTTGATATGTTATTGATTAGCATTTTAGTTTCCTCTAAATTCTTATATCTCAGTCAAATCAAATACCTTATACTCAACACCTATAAACTTTTCATGGACTTTACTTGTTATCTTATCAACTCTATACTTACTACCAGACCTCAAAATAACTTCTTTCTCATCCCATTCACCTAATCGTTTAGCAGTCTTTCTTACATCTGCTCCAGTTTTAGACTGTATTCTTAAAAGATAGGCTTCATTGTTATCCGCAAACTCCATATGATTTTCTAAGAAAATATCACCTAACTTTTTACCAGATGTGGAAGAAGAAGATGAATCAATGGTGAATGTTTGTCCCTCTTTTAATTTGTATATATCATTAAACGCATCACCCTTATTATCCAGTCCACCTCTATATATTCTTTCTTTATATTTAGGTGCTCTATCTAATATGGTGTTCCAATCTTTTACTCTTACATTCTTAGGAGCAGTTATTTCTAACTCTCTTATAGTTATCCAACCTGCATCTCCGGTACTGGCTGAAGAACCTTCAGATTCAACCCAACTAATAAGCATCTTTTCTTCTTTAGGTGTTAAAGAATTATCAAATTGAGCCGGAGTCATTTCTGGTTGTTTCTTAACTTGTGGCTTCAATGAAGCTGCTTTTTGTTTTGGAGAAAGGGTTGGACCTACTTGTGGTATAGATGGAGTTGATCTTTTTGTTGTAGGTATACCAGTTTTCTCCCCAACGTTCGCTGGAATCCAAGCACAACGACAATTAGGATGCTCAGGAATCAAACCTCTTGCTTCTTTAACACTAAACACTTGCCCTTCTAAATCAGCACATATAGCACAAACTCTATCATCACCAGCAGTTATCCATTCAGCCTGGACACCAAGTTTCTTAACACCTAACATTTCAAAGGAATCAAGTTGTCCTTCAGCATGAGCACGAACTATTTCTGTTCTTGCAATAACTTTTGCTCTTGTATTAGTCATCTTAGTAACATTGTCGCGTAGATTCCTTGCTATCTTAGCAGCACCATGTCCTTCAGCTAATCCTCCAGCTAATATTCTACTCATCTGCTGATCCATAGCAGCAGTAACACCTTCCAGTTCAGTAAATGCTCGCTCATATAGTAACTCAATTTTAGCAAGAGCTACTGGTCCACTGAATGATGTCCTAAGAAACTCCGCTTGACTTACACCAAACACTTCACTTTGAGTAAGTAATTCTTTGCGTGAATCAGTGTAAGCACGAACAACACCTTTCTGATATGCAGGTTCAATGTAAGTAGCTGTCCATGGTTTACTGGTAACTCCACCAACTTGAGTTAGAATCTTGCCATCTATTTGCTGCTGAAGCCAACGACGATAAGATTTTACTTTCTGAGGATTAGTTTGAAACCTCCACGCCTGAAATTCTACATTAGCAACAGTATATAAATCACTAACAACTCTAACACCCGGAGAATGTAAACCAAACGCATCATCGTTCACAATAAGCTGCTGTATCTCCCTTGACAGAGCTTTGAACCTACGAACCATGTCTGCAACAAACGCTCTTCGCAGTAACACAGTTCTCGTCGGGTCTATTTTTATTGCATTAGCCATAATATAAAGAAAGCAGGGTGAGCCATTCACCCACCCTACTTTCCGGAGGGGAGAAAACTTATGTCACTTCCTTAACATCTAAATCCGTTCCTTTAAGCAACTTTTCTAAACAAAGATCCAAAGTTGCCTTTTCCGCATGAGTTTCATAGAAAATCTTTACAGGTTCTTCCATTTGAAAATCAATTACAACTCTTATAATAGGTAGATCTGGCATAACACCAGCTTCAATCAATGAACAAATAAATTCATTACTATTTATAGCCATCAGTTCCCCTTCGCCTCAATGAACGCAACTAAATCACCATCTATTTCAAGAAAAGATATATTACAACCTTTCACATGGACACGCTTACAATTAGCAAAGATATTACCACCTTGAATCGGTGGACCGACATTAGTAAGAAACTCAAAATCACTTTCATCAATAATTGCTGAGTTTTCTTTCCGTTCAAGCTCAGCAATATACAAAGACCTATTTATATTAGGTTTCGTCATTATCCGGCTCCACAGGTTCCTCATCCACTTCCATAAGAAACTTATTAGCAGATTTTTCCATGGCCTCCGCTTCTTTTTCACTAAATTTCATAATAATCATAAAGAATTCTTTAGGAGCCATAATTACTGACATACCAGAAGTTATATATAATGCAATAGCCTTCGTTTGTACTTCACTGACATCCGCTTTATCCTTCTCCGTTGGAACATTAAGATCCGCCCAGATAATATTATACTCTTCAACTGTTGAAAGGATCCCATACTTCATAAATATTTCTATCAGCGGCCGAAGGAGACGTGGATCAACATAACTTTCCTGTCTATTAGCAAGACGGTCGTTCCATGTTTCCTTGTCCGTAGTAGATGCTAACTTTGCTTGCTCAGAACCGAGGAAAATACGCAACGGAATTTCCACTGTCAAAGCAATATATTCAAGCTGTGATTTAAGATGAGGCCCAGGATCAGATACCTGTGGATCCAAAGACTTAGCAGTAACTCCTTCCAATGCTATGTATCGTTGAAGTCCGGTGCTATAGTTTAAGAATTCTGCTCTTATACTGGTCTTATCTAAGGTAGGATTCTTAATTGTCTTATCTATTTCTAATGCATAACCAGGAAACGCACCCTTCCAAAACATTTCACCGGAACCTGATAATATTTTCCGTACATCAAGTAACCGATTATAAACTGGCTTCATTCTTGGTACGCCAAACACTTCACTCGTTTCCAAGTTATCAGCGGCATGAAGTATCCTTGTCCAATGAACTGTCTTAGTCTTAGATGTAGATACATTTAATTGGCTTGTGTCTTCAAATTCAATTGAATACTTAGTAGGAAAACCAAACCGGGGATTATTAACATCAGATTCCTTTTCTAAAACCTTAACAACACTTTCATCAAAGGGCCGGAGATACAATAGTTCAAGTTTCCCAGCTTTTACTGGCTGGTCTAACTCAAGCCCATCAGAAAATCCTAACAACAACACGCCGAACCGACCAATCCCTGAAAGAACATCCAACCGCTGAAGATAACTATAAATTTGAAACTTCTTTTCTAAGGCTTTCCATTCCTTTTCAAATGCAGTTTCCTTAGCATCCTCGTTTTCCTTAACTTCAGGATTAATAGACCAACTACCTTTCGGCAATAGATTAACAACACGCTGAGCCAATCCTTCACGGTCATAGAGTCCTTTGTAATCACTGGTAGTTATATAATTAGGATAACCACATGAGAAGTTTATATCCTTCCCTACGTTGAGCAAAGTTGTCAATAACTCGCTCCGCGTAGTAAGTTCATTTCGCATTAACATAAACTCACGGCGTTCTTTATCAGTTTCCGTCATAGCAAAGCTCCAACCCTTTGACGACCATCAACGAGGTAATTAACTCCAGCAGCAGCAGCATCTATTTGGTCTTTATAAGTTGACAATGGAAAGAACCGCATCTCATCTATGAATGCTTGGTTCCATTCACCACGAACTATATACACGTTTCCATAATTTACTTGTACAGAGAACGGATCAGCACGGAACACTTTATCGCCGGTCGGCCGTTCAATAATAACCTTATAACCCATAAGACCACGAACTGAAGCAATTACTTGATCTTTACCACCGGATCCAGGTTCCTGTTCTAATAAGATACTAATTTCCTTACCATCTAATTCCGCAGTAGCTTTAACATTGTCTTCACGTTCATCTGTACTCCATTGCCCACGCACACCATTAAGAATCCAAATACGATCCTTATAATCAACGCCAATTTTAATCCCAGTAGTAAAACAACCTCCGTCAGCAGTTGCAGCCTTATCCCATGAACGGACAATACCTTTCCATTTAGAAGCACCGACCGGAGGTTCATCAAAGATAAGCCGAGCAACTTTAAACATCCCACCACCCGGAGGAACTGGATGCTGCCCAAACTGACCAGCGAATCCATACTGACCAAGTTTCAATTTATTTTCTTTAAGAGTCTTTCTGCTGAGCCGAACAGGATCCATCAACCCATCTTTATAAAATGAAGCGAAGTGTTTAGGTTTCACGTGCTCTGACTGCTCAGCAGGAAGACAGATATGCTTAACATTCTCAGTTTTCTTTAACATATTAGCAGTACAATCATTCTGATGTAGTCGTTGCATAATAAGAATAGTTAAAGAAACTTCCTTATCTACTTTACGAGTAGATAATGTTTCATCCATCCAGCGGTTCGCAGTTACTAATTCAACTTCAGAGATAGCACTTTTAGGGTCCAATGGGTCATCCACTAATAGCAGATGCCCATGGAACCCTATGATTAACCCACCAACGCCAACAGCAATCCGTCCGCCGCCATGATTATTTACAAAGTAAGATTTAGAATCCTGATCCCTACTCATTTGGATGCCAGGAAAACATTGCTGATATTTTTCACTCTTTACAATCATTCTATTCTTACGGGATAAATCAGTAGACAAAGTTGAACCATGACTGCCTCCTAATGCTCTAAGACTTGGCATCCTAATCCAACACCACGCTGGAAGCATGACACTTACAATTGTAGACTTAGTAGACCCCGGAGAAATGTTAATGACAATATCGTATTCCCGAGGTAAACCAAGAAACACTCGTTCCACAGCAATTTGCAATTCGTTACAAAGAACCTCTATATGCCAATTATGAATATAGGCCTCTGGAATTATAACATCCCAGAACTCTTTTACAAACTCGAAGAAGCTTTCTTTACAAATAGAAGCTACGAGTTCGCTTTCACTTACTTGGATTTTCTCCAGCGTCGCTTCCACGCATACTATCCAATATCTTTTTCTTAGTGTCCAAATCTAACTTATTCAAATCTATTGCAGAATCAGGTACTGAACCCATCGGTAATAAACTTGATACCACTTGAATACGATCCAGGTTCTCCCTTGCTTTTATTTTAGCTGAAGCTGAAACCTCTGGATCCCGTAAAAGATTTTCATAAAACCCAATAGACTCCTCTCGTGCTTGTTGACTACCAATCTGAGAACGTTCTTTAAGAAGTGCTCTTGCTTTGCCTGCAAGTGTTTCATAGGTTCGTGGTGCAATTTGTTGAACAGGCTTGCCGGGATTCTTTGGGTCCTCCCCATAAAGAATAAGAGATACTTCCAACTTGAGTGTAGACTTACGAACTGAATACGCAAGTCTTTCCGCTGCATACTCAATAATGGAATCGAAGCAAACAGTAACTTCAGCCCCTCTATTAGTGGTATCTTCACTTCCACGATCCATAGTTCTGCATATCAACTGCCTCGTGAGCTCTTAAACAGACCGCCCTTAGATGCAAGAACTATACAACATTACCTAACAAAAGTAAAGACAAAATTAAAAAGCACAAACTATATCATATAGCATCAATAATAATGACACCTAAATTTTCAAACACCTGAATGATAGTAGTTATAGCTTCTAATGATAAACTCTTCATAGCATTTCTTTCAATTTGTTCTTGGTATGGTTTAGTCCAACCACACTTGTCAGCGAAGGCCTGAGCACCAACACCCATCTTATGACGCATAGTCTTAATCTTCCAACCATCAAACTCAACCCTGAGAACTACTCGTGTTATGATACTGCCCGATACTTCATCATCAGAAACTTTATGATTTGAATGGAAGCATGATCTGCACCACGCTAATTTCTTTTCTACTACCCAATGAGAATCCATAAATATTCTTCTATGACAAGAAGGGCAAACTCTTGTAGGAACAATGACATCTAATACTCGTTTTCTTTCCGCTACTCTACTATCCTGCCTAAGAAGAGCTTTATCTTCTTCATCTTGCCAATCACAGAGCTTACTCTTATCTTTTTGTTGAATATCTTTAGCACGTTCAACACCATTTAAAATATCCTTCTCTCTTTCAAACTCTTTCATAGCCATCTCCAAACTTAGTGTTCACTATACATCTTTTTGTAATTATAAAATCTACCAGCATCCCTTACTACTTTTAATATTCCGTTTCCTTATAACTACTTACTCTTACTCTACTTACTAAATTCCAGTTATTATTATTATATTATATATAGTTATCATTACCTAAAAAGAGCTTTAAATCTATAGAGCAGTCCTATAAAGATCCACACTACCTATGAGTCCTATAGTACCTACTATCTTTATCACTGGGCAGAATAACGTTCATCTTCTTTTATCATATCAGTATTCAACGCATCCCCAACCACATCCATCAATTTCTGACCAGCAGCAATAGC